CAACAGGACGGCCTGTAAATGCTCCAGCCTGCTTTAATGAATCCAGAGTCAGTTTCATTGATTATCCTCGATAATGTTTGTTGAAATGCGGGGGATCGCCCCCGCCAGTGATTAGCTGCCGGACTGTGCTTTAGGAATCCATGCCCCCTGCCCGGAACGCTGGATGGTGGCAGAAGTCTGCACGACCGTGTTTCCCTGAAAGTCGAACGGGAAGTCTGAAACGTATCCCTTGAATACGTACCAGGTCCGATCGGGAGGAAGCACCAGGCCATCAACAGCACCCGGACCTGTTCCCGCTGTCGGCTCTGATTCGCCATCAGACCAGCCGATAGCAAACGTTACGTCGCTCTGGTCATTTGACTCTGCCATGTTGCTGAGCATCAGGTGGCTGGCGTTAGCAGGATCTGCGTTAAGCGTGGCCGTTGCCTGCCCCGGTGTACGTAATCCCTTTTTATATTTTCGGGTGTTACGTTCGCTCAGGCAGGTGTCATCAATCTGATCTGCCGGGCTTCCACCTGGTGAAAATGCAGTGATGCATTCAATTTCGCTCACGACACCATTCGCGAGCACGTACAACTGTGTGCCTTGAGTCACTACTGACATAGTTATCTCCGGGTATAAAAAAACCGGCTGCGCCGGTGTGTTATGGAAGGTAGTTTTATCGTTTGACGAGCCAGTCGACGTCAAAGGAATAACGGTACTTCATGGTACTGGGTTCCAGCTCCTGCATACCCCATCTGGTGATTATTGCGCTGCCTTCGATCGCATCACGAAGCGCCCGCGCAACCGTGATGACTTCTGTATCTGTGTCGGCGTAAACGTCAATCTGAACAGAAAAGCGGTCTATATCTGGTCGCTGCTTCAGGTAGTTTTGTGGATCACCATCAATGTTCTGCCAGACCGCATAGGGATAGACAACTTCATCAAAATGCTTGCCGAAGGGGTACAGCCTTACGGGAGATTCTCCCAGCAGGGAGCGAACCTCCTGGCTGGCTGCACAAACTTTAAAAACAGGCGCTATCATGCTTTGGTCCCCTTTTTCACGGCCTGCCTGATCGCACGATCGATAGCTTTTTCCATTTCTTCCGCAAAAACGTTAATGACAGCTGTTTTGTAGGTTCCACCGGCTCGCCCCTTTCTGACGTTGGCTTTTGTCTGGGCATACTGTCGCGCACCGCCCATAACGCCAACGCGGAAAGTCAGGTTACCCGTTCTCCGGAATTCACGAATGCCAAAGCTGGCAACGATATTTTTATAGATGGCCTCTTTGGTCAGGGGGTCATCAACCCGGGCAGCATTACTCCGGGCACGGTCCCTGATTAGGTTCGCGGCTTTACGAAGCGCAAATCGTCCCGCTTTGTTACGGGTGACGTCTGATACTGCCTCCATTTTCCCAAGCAGGGAATCAAGCCCGGTAAGACTTACTTCGACACCATCAGCCATCGTTTACCCCTTCTGAGCAGGGAAGCGTGAGATATTCGCGGCCACTTTTCGGATCAGGGAGCACGCCCTCGATGTTATATATCCCACCGCGAAACAGGATGCGGTTCATCCGGGTAATTCCCGGTCGAAAGCGAATTGTGATACGGGTAGTGATTTCCCCCTGCGATGCCTGGGCTGCAATAAACTCGCGAGCCGACAACGGGGAGACTTCCGCCCATACGGTAGCCACATCCCGCCAGGTTTTATTTACAGCTCCAGTTTCTGGGTTCTGAATCATCACCGGCTCCTGGATTGTTACCCGGTGACGTAGTTTCCCGGCCTGCATTCTACCCCCTGACTTTCTGGCTGAGATACTGAGGTTTCAATTCGTTCAGTGACGTAATTTCATCCCCATCATCTTCAGCCAGTGACTGGATAATGACATCGCATAACGCCATATTTGACTCAGCCAGCCGGTTTATCACGTCCGTCTGCGCCCTCTGTGTTTCTGTCTGTTCGCGTAGCGCTGTTATCAGCTCGTTTACCTGTTGCTCGTTCATATGCAATTTTCGCCCATTTTTTTATCCACTCACGCCGTTCCGCGCATCCTGAACAGGCCATATTTACACCCCGTAAATTCGGTATGGCTGAAGCAGAGCTTCAACTGCAAGCGGGACCTCTGCAACGGTTTGCCCGATGGCCACGGATTCCCGGTTTGCATACCAGTGACCGATAAGCAGTAGCATGGCTGCCTTCACATCATCATTGAGCAGGATCGGGTCCGGGTCGTCAGCGTAGCCAGGGCTGCTTTCCTTTTCATAGAGCGTTCGGCGTGTCCATGTCTGGACGTACCGGGCCGCTGCACCTGTGTAAATCGCCAGCAGAGCATCATCACCCGTAAAGTCGGTATCAATGCGGCAATGCTGTTTCACCACATTCTGATCAAGCATTTGTTTGCCCCGAAAAAAAAGCGGCCCGAAGGCCGCAATAGTTATCAGCTACCCGCGCCGGTGCTGAATGAACCGTACACGAACGCCTCAGGGCGTTTCACAGCCAGCGCCAGACGTTCTTCGCAACGGATGGTGATCATGTTTTTCTCGAAGTCGTCGGCGTTCTCCGTGGAGATAACCACGTTCGCATCTTCGCGGTCGAAGATTTGCGCGCCAGCGTTAAATGCACCGGTCAGGAATTTACCCTGGAAGGCTGCCGCTTCCGTTGCAACAACCGGCAGGCCCCACAGAGTCGGACCAGTCAGCGCCGCAGGGTTCGCCAGAATGTAACGACCAAGGCTGTCTTTGGTCAGCTCGATCCGCGCCCAGTCAATGAAGTGAAGAACATGACCAGATGCCGGGAAGCGTGCCAGCTGTGCCTGCAACATTGCCAGACGCAGATCGTCAATCCCGCTCTGCTGTTCGACAGTGAACGCCGGATTGAACGCTGACGCCTGAGGAACGATGCCGTGCAGATGAACGCCGGTACCATCACCGAAGAGAATTTCCTGCTCTTCTGCATACTTCAGCCCGTAGCGCATTTCGGCATCAACGGTGGACTGCAACTGTGCGAAGTCATCCAGGATCTGCTTTGAGGCTTTGAACAGGTGGGCAATGGTGCTGACGCCAGTGATTTTCGGCGTGAACTCAATTTCGCTGTATGGTTTCTGCGTATTTTCAGGAACCACTTTCGCGTTATTGGTAAAGCCTGTCTGCTGCACCCAGAAAATAGCTGAGGAGGACGTACGACCTGGAGCAATCAGATCGCGGATGAACAGACGCTGTTTCGGTGCCGTATCGATACCCGGCAGGCGCTGTGGCTCCACAACACCATCAGGCACATCCACCGAAGTCAGGGCGGCCTTAACCGGGATGCTGATGCGCTTACCGCCTTCCACGCTGGAAGCAAAGGTTTTCAGAGCTTCAGCGGAGATCACCTGGTGGCCAACTGACTCGACAACCTGTTTTGCGTTTGCCAGCGGCATCTGGGCAACATGTTGCTCCAGTTCGCCCATTGCGGCCTTCAGGGTTTTTTCAGCTTCACGCAGCGCATTGAACTCAGAAGCCATTTTATCAACCGCAGCTTTTGTTTCTTCTGACAGCCTGCCTGACTTCTGCGCCTCTTTGAGTGCGTCTTCTGCTTTCGCGTTGAATTTGCCGGTTGCCTCTTCAATGCTGGCAGTGACTTTTTTCAGAATTTCGTTTACTTCAGACATAAAGGGTCCTTATTTGACTAACGCCGCAAGAGCGCTTTCAAGTGAATTGAGGGTTTCAGGTTTGATATCTTCGGCAGCGCCCGGCGTACCGTCGTTGGTGGTGACAGCGCCAGGCATGCCACCGGATAAGGCTTTAATGAGTTTTCTGCGCTCAGAGCGCGGGGTGTTGGTTTTAGCCAGCAGCGCATCAAGTTTGCGAAGCGCGGCCGCGGGTGATTCATCGCCATCACTGACCGCATCAGCAGAAAGCAGGCTGTCTGCCAGTCCCTTCGCCACAGCGTCACTGCCACCGATATAACTCTCGGCATCCATCAGTTTCTGAACAGCTGCCATATCAAGGCCGGAACGCGCCGCGTAGATGTCTGCCATAGCGTTATCGAAGGGCTCCAGAGACTGTGCCAGTTCCGCAAAGTCATGGCGGTTACCCATCGCGTAGACCCAGCAGTTGTGGATCATCAGGAAGGCACCACGACCGATCTGAATATCATCCCCGGCCATCGCAATGACCGAGGCGGCACTGGCGGCAATACCGAGCACCTTCACCGTCACACGGCCTTCGTATTCACGCAGAAGGTTGTAGATTGCCAGGCCTTCGAACATGTCACCGCCAGGGGAGTTGATATTGACCGTGACGTCGGCGCCATTCATCGCCCGTAGCGCACCAGCGATACGTTTGGCTGTTACGCCTTCACCCCAGTAGTCCTGCCCGATCACATCAAAAACAGAAATACTGTTGTCGTCGGTGGCCGCAGCTTTGATCCCGCCATCCCAGCGGTCCAGTGCGGACGGTAATGTTTCACAGGTAAGGCGCGCGCAGGGGCGACCCGCCGGTGCTGCCGGAAGTTGTTTTTTGCTCATCAGGAAAGTGCTCCTAAGCGGCCTGTTTCAGCGGAGATTGTTCAAAGGAAATATCGGGGAATACGTGGTTATGCAGTTCTCTCAGGGCCAGAGCCTGAACAGCAGGATTGCTGCTTTCGAGATTTTTCAGTTGCGTCAGGTTGAGCTGAACGGTGTAAATGTCACCCCCTTCAATCGGTGGCATATTCTCAAGACGGCGCACGTCATTGCGGGACATCCACCCATTCTGGAGCGCGCTGGTATAGTACGCAGCACGGCCCGCGCTGTCGGCGCGCAGCAGTCCTTCTACAGAAAACTCCGCGAACACCTCATCATCGCTGTCCAGCAGGCACCGTCCTATTTCCTGCTCTATGTTCACCAGCAGGGGGCGCAGGGTGTGCGTCAGGAACTGGAGGTTCATGCCCTCCAGACTGGATGCCCAGCTGCTTTGCTTCGTGGTGTGACCGACCATGAAAGGCGGAACGCGAAACCAGCGGCAGATCTCCTCAATGCTAAAGGCGCGGCTTTCGAGCATCTGAGCATCTTCCGGGTTCATGGTTACGCCCTGGTACGTCAAGCCTCCCTCAAGCACCATGATTTTCCCGGCGTTTTTTGAGCCTGTAAACGCCGCCATGTAACCGCGAAGTTTTTCACGTTGAGTATCATCCAGGGCTTTATCAGAAGAGAGAAACCCTGAACTTTGCAGGCCCTGTTCGAATATCTTCGCCGCGGACTCTTCAACCGCCATTGCAGAACCAATCACATCCCGGCCTGTTTTCATCGGCATCATGCCGCAAACACCGTCAAGACCGAACCCGCGAATGTGCATGATGTTTTTGACGGGAATGACTCTCTCGTTACCGTTTTCAGTGTATTTGTATTCCAGCGCCCCGGTCGTGAGACGTTTAACCACCATGTTCTGCGGCAGCAAAGGCACCAGCGAAACCAGGCGGTTTGCGATGAATTTCTTCTCAATGAAGGCGTTCCCGCGCAGGCAAATACTGGCGACCACCATCAACATAAAGCGTGATGGTGTCATTTCTGAATTGGGTCGGCGGCACAGTATCGAATAGGCCGGATGATCGGTTGCCGCTTTACGCGAACCGTCAGGCTGTCGAACGTATATTTTCAGCGGAAGGGTTGAAATAGACTCGCTTAACAGTCTTACGCATGCCCACACAGCCGATAGCTGGATGGCTTTATCGGCCGTTACCACCTTTCCGCTGCTGCTGGTACCAAACCATTCCTCCCAGAACGTGCCGGTAGTCAGGCTGATAGGCACACCAAGCCAGTTAAGCAGAGCACTTTTAACCCTGCCTGGCCGTTTGTTTTTTTTCATCAGAAACCTACCATGATGGGATTATTGAAGAATCCGGAGAGATCTTGCTGGTCGTTGCCACCGTTAACCAGAACGCGGCTCATTGCTGTGAACAAGGCCGCAGGGCCATCAATTTTGGCCTCTGGTGTGGACTTATTCGGGAAAATGTTCTCGTTCCGGTCAGGTTTGACGGTTACGTTGGACATCATCCAGTTCATCACCGGGTGATCGCTGTGATGGAAGCGGCCACCGTATACCAGCGCTTCGACCTCTTTCATCGCCTCAGAGAAATTACGAACCGTCTGCGGAACTTCCACCAGCGGCAACCCTTCTTCTGCCAGCGCAAGGCTGAACTGCATCGCACTCCACGGGTCGAAGCCAATTTCTTTCAGGCTCTCGCCAGCTACCCACAGCTGTAGCTCTTCCTTAATCTGAGCATGGTCGATTACATCCCCGTCGGTAAGGATCAGCTTGTCCATCCCGGCCCACTTACGATAGAGCTCTGCCATCTGGCGTGAACATTTCTCAAGGCGTCCTTCCGGTAGCCAGAATTTGAAATCCGCATGAACGTGGCCATCTGGCGCGCGCCAGACTTTAGCGGCCGCACAGATATCAATTTTGTTTGACAGGTCAACGCCCACCCAGGAGGGATA